AGTGAAGTATTCAAGAGCAACTAATAAAATAATAGAATTAATTTATAATTTAATCAAAGATAATTTCAAATCGGAATTTATCATTCAAAAAATTAATAGGGGTGAGTGTGAAATAAACTTTCTTTATGATATGGTTGTTGATTTTCACTTAGAGATGAAGGGTATTAAAGGACACGACAGTGTTTATTATGATATACAACATGATTATCCCAAAAAGAAATGGTTAGAAAAAAATGATTATAAGTTTTTACCGTCGGTGTTAGACCACTATGGAATCAAATCAAAATATCTTATTGGTGAATTGAATAAACAGAATTCCCATAAGAGTATTAAGTTAGATTCTTTAAACTATATCTGTAAATTATTTGGTGACAATTACATAGATTATTTAAAGAAAATAAAATGGGAGAAACATTGTTTTGATTATACACCCAACAAAAAATTACACGTATTAAAAAATGATACGGAAAAAAACTGTATGGTTAGTGTTATTAATAAGTGGGAGAGTGATTCTTTAAAAACAGATTCATTAGTTTATTTGGTCAATAAGTTATTATCAATTAGAGAGTTACTTGAAGCTAGAGGAGTTGAATTAAAATTTAAAGCTAAGAACGATAATGAATTTGATAATTTATTGGAGATGTGGTCAGGAATTAAATTTCATTTCGCTCGAGGTTATAAAGTTAGATATGATTTACCAAAAGAATTTATGGATGATATTGAGGAAGATATTATAGTTGGTGGGGAATTATTTAAACCCAAAGTTTTGGTGACAGAAGAGGATTTTAGAATTGAAGGGTTTAATATGAAAAACTGTATGTCTAAACAATTTCCACACGGATCAATATACATTTATGTTGGACTACAATGTAAACGAAAAAGGATAAACCTACAATATCGTAAGGGAGGTTTGGTACAATCATATGGTAAAGCTAACACACCAACATTAGAGTTGTTCAACAATGCGATAAGCATATTAACCCAAAGGTTTAAAAAATACACATATCTTGAATGGAAAAAGGAAAAATACGACTTCCTAACTAACTCATTATCAATACCTTAAGAATAATTTAAAAAATATTCTAAAATTTTTTTTGTATTTCATAAAATATACATAACTTTGTTTCATCATTAAACAAAACAGGTATGAAATATTTCTCAGTATGTAGTGGAATCGAGGCCGCAACCGTGGCTTGGTCCCCATTAAATTGGAAATGTGAAGGGTTATGTGACTTCGCATCTTTCCCACAAAAAGTATTATCACATCACTATCCAACAACCCCATTATTTTCAGACTTAACAAAATTAAACGAACATGAAAGTTACAGAAACATCAGCTTCGACCTATTGGTCGGAGGAACGCCTTGTCAATCTTTTTCCGATGCAGGACTCAACAAAGGAATGGATGATGTCCGTGGTCAACTCTCCCTTGAGTATGGAAGAATTCTTAAAGAAAAACGACCAAGATGGTTCATTTGGGAAAATGTCGAAGGCGTTTTTAAAAGCAAACACAGAAAAGCGTTATGTGAAATCATCTCCTCTTTCACAGGTACTAACTTCAAAGCAGAAGACCTCGACAAACAAGGTGTTGTCCAAGGAGAAGAATACTCCATCGCTTATAGGGTTTTCGACAGCCAATACTTCGGAGTTCCCCAACGACGCAAAAGAATCTTCATTGTTGGATATCGTGGAAACAATTGGAAAGTCCCATTCTCCGTATTATTTGAAGAAGGATGTTTTGAAAGCGTTAAAGAGAAGAATCGAATCAAGAGGGATGAGTACGCCAGAAATGTTCTTGGAGAAATTAAACTCGCAGGTACAGTAACAAAATCACACGCATCTACATTGGTTGATGGGTTTGGTAAAGTATCTACGTCTAACTATTGGATTGATAACAACAGTATTAGAATCTTCACAGAAAGAGAATTAGAGAGACTCCAAGGGTTTCCCGATGGTTATCTTGATTTTGAAATTGGTGGTAAAAAACCAAGTTATTCAAATGTTAAAGGTGCAATAGGTAACTCTATGACTGTCAATGTAATGTATTGGATTGGTCAACGAATTAATTTTATTGACAATTATATTCAATCTAAAAATATTTTGAAATCCGAGAAAATTTAACTATATTAGAATATGCAAGAAAAAGAATCAAAAACAAACAGTCACTTCTGGATAAGTTTTATTAAATCCGTTATCAGATTTGTGGCTTGTTATTTCTTATTTAATGGTGATCTTAGAAGTTCGGCTTTGTTATTTGCATTAGCTGAAGGTTTGGGTATTGCCGAAGAAATATTTTAACTATGAATTTTTATTTAATACAATCATTCGTAAAAAAACTAAAAGATGAACGAAACAAGAAGACCAACCAACAACTTAGACACGATAGTGTTCGAAGAATTGAACTTTCAACCACATCCGGCGGGAATGGGACAACAGTGCATAGTTCAATTCTCAAACGGATACGGGGCTAGTATAGTTCAAGGACCACACACCTACGGAGGTAAAGATGGTTTATATGAAATTGCCGTCTTTGGTAAAGATGGTGAAATATCCTACTCCACTCCAATTACGGACGATGTACTTGGTTATCTATCGGAAGAAGAGGTAGAAAAAACATTAACTGATATTAAAAATTTAGATTAATGACAACTGAAACTAAATTTAGAGCAGGAATTGCAACTTCTTTATTAGGGTTGGTGATGATGACATTTGCCTATCTTGAAAAAGATAGGAAGTACAATGAAACCTATGATAAATTAACCCATACACGGGATAGTTTATCTACTCAAAAAACATTGTCAGATAGTTTACACGATGAATTATTCATTTCAAAGGTTGAAAATGGTAGACACGAGTTTACCAGAGAATACTTCTTTGGTAAACACCCAAAACTACAATTAGAATACGAAAATTATTTACATCACGAAACGGAATAAAACATGTCAGATGAAGAATTTAGAAAACATATTAGTGGTGACCTAAATTTAGGTGGAACAAAATACTTAAACATAAAGGCCAGTACTATTATTAGTATGAACGAACAATTTACAGTTTATACAGAAGATGGACCAAAGTATTTAAATGTTAATATAAGTGCGGATTTTGATGAAATACCAAAAAAATATCATGAGGTATTTTTAAATGTATTGACCTCAAAATACTCAAACTCAGTTTCATTTGGAAATAATCCATTTTCAGAATGTAAACCAGTTCAAAAAAAGAAGTGGTGGCAGTTTTGGAAAACAGAATATTTCACAATTTAAAAATATACACATGAAGTACGCAGCATTATTGATGTTTGTTACGGGTTTATGGATTGCTTATGAGATTTGGAGAGCACCATTACTTGAAGAAACCGAAAACGGTAATTATAAAACTAAGAGGCCAACTAAAAAACTAAGTGACTTATGGCGAAAGCGAAACTAGTGTACGATTTAAACGAACCGGATGATGTATACGCACATAAAAGAGCCGTTAAATCTTTAGATATGGCATTAGCACTATGGTCTATAACACACAACACTAAGAAAGGGTTGGAATGGTCCATGGAAGGTAAGGAAATTGACAAATACGACGCTCTTGAGTTAGTGTTTGAAAAGATACATGAAATCATATCCGAACATAATATTGATTTAGACGATCTAATAGTGTGATATTTATCATATAAACAAATACTATGGCATACTCAGATAAGGTCTTAGACCACTACTCAAACCCTAAAAACGTGGGGACATTGGACAAATCTAAATCAAATGTTGGTACTGGATTAGTAGGTGCTCCTGAATGTGGTGATGTAATGAGATTACAAATAGAGGTGGTTGATGATATCATTGTTGACGCTAAATTTAAAACTTTTGGATGTGGTTCAGCTATTGCATCTTCTTCAGTTGCAACCGAATGGTTGAAAGGTAAGAGTTTAGATGAGGCGGTGACAATTGATAATATGGATTTGGTAGAGGAGTTAAATCTTCCTCCAGTTAAAATACATTGTTCAGTATTGGCGGAAGATGCTATCAAATCAGCAATAAACGATTATAGAAAAAAACAAGGATTAGAGGAAATAATCTTTGAGGAAACTCACATTTAATGGTAACAGTATCAGAAAAAGCAGCAATTAAATTAAATTCACTTATTGAAGAAAGTGGGTTTCAAACTCCCTTTGTTAGAGTGGCTGTTAAAGGTGGTGGGTGCAGTGGATTATCATATGACCTTTCATTTGATACCGAGCAACAACCTGCCGATACTCTTGCAGAAAACAATGGAGTAAAAATTTTAATAGACAACAAATCATTACTATATCTTTTTGGGACTGAATTAGATTTCTCCGATGGACTTAACGGTAAGGGATTTCAATTTATTAACCCGAACGCATCCCGTACATGTGGATGTGGGGAAAGTTTCGCTCTTTAATTTTTTTATGTGAATAATTTTTTGTATATTTTATATATAAATTTTATTCATGGTTACAGAAGAAGAAATTATCGAACATGTAAAAAGTTTATCTTATCAAGATAAAATAAAACTAATCAATAAAATTACCCCATTAAAAGATTTCAATAATCAAAAATATAGGGATAAGATTATGAGAGAGATGTTTGATATTCCAGAAACAAAGGGGTATTATGGTCCTGATTCAGAAACCACATCCCTTAAATCCGTTTCAATAACCCCAACCAAAAATAAAACATATAATATTACTAAAGGAAAAACTTTAGGCATATTAGGTAGGATTGATAAGGTGAGTACACATGACAATTCAGATACCATATTTGGTTTATTTAGTGAGGAAGGAGAAATTAAATTCGTTGTATTAGTTCATAGTGATGAGAATCTAGATAATCTTTTTAAAATGGAAAGAGAAATTAAACAAAAGAAGATGGAAAATGCTAAGAACAAATATGACGGAGTTACAATTAATTTCAAAGTCATTTTAAAATATAATTTATCATATAAAATTTTATATAAAAGTGACGATATTATATTAAAACACATTTAAATTTAAAACTATGCCAGAATTTACATCAGAAGTAGACATCGACCCAAGTGAATTTATTGAGTCTTGTAGTAAGAAAGAAATAGACAGATTAGTTGAAATCCTTGTTGAGGATGGATACATTCAATCAGACCAAGAAACTAAGAGTACTAACAATGGTGTCCGTAGACCGAACATTAATGACCAAACATTTTGGGAAAGTTTAGAACGTCTTGCAAAGTGTAGGCATTTATTATCCATCGAAGAAGAGAACTTCATCAATAACCTATCTAACAAGTTCAAATACATACGTTAATGAAAGTACTTGAGTTATTTGCGGGTAGTCGTTCAGTAGGAAAGATTGCAGAAGAATTAGGAATGGAAGTATTTTCATCTGATTTAATTGAATTTGAGGGTATTCATTACCCAATTAGTATATTAGATTTTGATGTATCTAAAGTTCCGTTTCAACCCGATGTAATTTGGGCATCTCCACCATGTACTGGTTTCAGTGTTGCAGCAATCGGTCACCACTGGTCAGGAGGTAAAGGTGCTTATATACCTAAAACAGAAACCGCAAAGTTGGGTATTGAATTAGTTAGAAAGACATTAGAAATTATTAATCACTTCCAACCAACATATTGGTTTATGGAAAACCCACGAGGTGTTCTTCGTAAGTTAGATGTTGTTAAAGGATTGAAAAAGAATTCTGTAACTTATTGCCAATACGGTGACGAGCGAATGAAACCAACTGACATATGGACCAACAGTGATGTTTGGATTCCAAAACCAATGTGTAAGAATGGTGACCCATGTCACGTTGCAGCACCAAGAGGTAGTAGAACAGGAACACAAGGTCGAGCCAACGCTTATGAAAGAAGTAAGATACCGGCAGATTTATGTTTAGAAATATTAAAAAGTTGTAAATGAAAAAAATTAAGCACCCGTTAGTTAAAGGTGTGGTTAAAGAGGTGAAACCTCGAATATATTGTGTAACTATTGATGATGATTACGATAGGGCAATGTTGTTCTGTCGATACCAAGAGTTCTACGAATCCCCATATAAAAAATTCAGAGGTAAACGATTTACTTGGATGGAATATATGAGACATTATAAATTAGCGTGGAAGAAAAGAACATTTACATACCCTGATGATTGGTCTGGTTATAACATTCCAAGTAATGTTATGGATAAAGCAAACGATATATTCTACAAAGATACCGAATATGATGTTATTATGAATGACATTTATTTTTATTGTGCTATCGATTCACAAAATAAAAATAATGGTGCAAGATGTAATTGGTATTTGATTGGTACAAGTTCAAAAGATAAAGGAACCACCAATCATGAAATTGCTCACGGTTTATATTTCACAAATGAAGAATATAAAAAGAACGTAACCAAGTTAATTAAAAATATTAAACCAATTCATTACGAAAAGTTAAAGAAGAAACTTGTTAAGATGGGTTATGTTGATGACAAGAAAATTATTGATGATGAGATTCAGGCATTTATGTCGACAGGTTTATATAATGGAATGGAAACAAAAGAATTAAAGGTATACGAAAAGGAATTTAAAAAGAATTTTAGTAACTTTACAAAATGAGACAGAAGATAATATTCATTGACATTGATGGACCTTTAGCTTGGGGAACTTGGAATGACGGTCCCATCACAATCAATGGAGAAAGACACACGGAGTTTACTATTCCATATTCTTGGAACCAAGAAGATTGCAATGCACTTAAACAAATATTAGATGAAACCAATGCTAAGTTAGTATTGAGTTCTGATTGGAGATTTCAATTCGCATTTAGACAGATGAAAGATATATTTCAACACTATGGTATTCATGGATCTAATCTTTTGGATATGACATGTCAGTTTTCTTTGTGGAATAAGATGAGTAGAACGTCATTAGAACATGAAAGAGCATTACAGATTGTTAAATGGGCTAAAGATAATAAGATTTCAAATTGGATTGCTATTGATGATTTGGATTTATACCACACATTCAAATGGTTAACGCCAAAGACTCCAATGTGGAGACATGTACAAGTTGATGGTGACCACGGTACTGGCGGTAGATTGAGGGATAAGGTTGATGAATGTATTAAGAAATTAGAAAGATGATATATAGAACAAGGAAGTTAATTAAACCAGGTGATTTAAACCCAAGAGGTACATTATTCGGAGGTCAATTATTAAAGTGGATTGATGAAGAAGCAGCAATATTCGCAATTTGCCAATTAGGTAGTCCTAATATTGTTACTAAAGCAATGTCTGAAATTGATTTTGTTACCACCGCAAAGGTTGGTGATGTAATTGAATTTGGTATGGACTTAGTTAGGTTTGGAATAACATCAGTTACATTATGTTGCGATGTTAGAAACAAAAACACTAAACAATCAATAATTAAAATAGATAAAATCATTTTCGTTCTATTGGATGAAAATGGTAAACCTAAAGCACATAATAAAAAGAATAAATAATATGGAATACTTTCTAATTTTTGGAATAATGTTCATCATCATTGGTTTTATCTCATGGAGATGGGTTGTTGGTATTGATTATATGCAAAAAAATCATCCCGATTACAAAGGTGACGATTTTCTTAATTGGGGTGATGAAGACAACCAAGATGATAAAAATCAAATCATGTAATGGCAAAAAAGAAACCTGATCTAGTTGTATGGGACGAAGAAAAAGGATATTATCAAAGGGAATTAACTTATGGTAGTAATCAGGGTGCGCCTGCAATTAAATTGGAGGATGTTGGTGGTTGGAAACAAATGCAAGCGGGAATTGCCAA